TGCGTCTGCCACTAGTACATCTTACAGCACGTTTAATTTTATTACCAACTTTACGCCATACCATTCTGGCTTCTAATAGATTTTCTTCTGTTAGTTGTTCGTACTTCATCCCATCATTCTCATTATTAATCCACCTACTGTTGCAAGTAAAGTGGTAACTGTAATGCCTACAATAGCAACAATCCAACTTTCTAATTTATTGAACCTTGCCTTACTATCCTCTTTGAATTCTCTTAATTCAGTTGTGATATTTTCTATACGCAACATATCAGCAATGATGTGTGCTTCTAAATTACCATTCTCGATATATTTTGGCTCTTGTTCAACTTTGATCTTTGGTTCTGCTTTGCGTGGCATAACTTATCCTATAATAATTCTTGTTTAGTGAATTCCATATTAACTGAATTCTTTGTGTCTACTGTGCCATCGTTTAGAACTATACCATTAAGTTCATTCTTTAATGTATCAATTGTATGCACATCTTCCCTTTCAAATGCAAACTTAAAAATCCAGCCTGCTCCTGTTAAAGAAGGTGCTCCAAAGTTTTCTAATACATTTGCACCAACACCATTTAATTCTACTGGATTATTCATCACAACTGGTTGAGCTCTTAATCCAATTACTTGAACAACACTTTCAAAATCCTTTTGTGTGTCGTCCGCATAATTACCTGTGCGTGTGATGTCTAATTTTGTAAACAATGAATAAAACTGAATGTTACCTGATACCACTTCAGAACTTCCCATTGCTCCGCTTCTTTGTCCAACCATATGTGTCTCCTGTATTACACTATTTATCAGATCTGAATCAAGAAAAGACAGCCAAAAGAAAAGGGTCTAAACGACCCCTTTCAAATTTGTGCATAACGCACGATCCCTAAGGTATTAGGATTTGGTTAGTAATCTTAACTAAATGTTGCGATTACTGTAGTACCTGTGATTGAAGGTGTTGCGCCTGCGCCTTGTACAGCAATGTGACTACCACTTACTAAACCTTCAACTGCTACAACTACGAAGCCTTCGTTTTGTGCTTCAGCACATGCCGCTTCAACTGTTACTGCTGTTACGTCATCTACTTCTAAGATGTGAGTTGTACCTACGAAACCGTTTGCCGCTCTAACTGCCGCGTTTGGATTTGCTTGTGCCATTTTTATTCTCCTGAAAATATTTTATTTGAGTAAAAAATACTACTCTGTTACACTTATTTATCTTTTTAGTCAAAAAAATACCCGCTATATAGCGGGTATTTAATTAATTTTTTTAACTTAGAATGAGATATCTGCAATTACGTGACCTGCAATGTCGCCGTTTGCTAAATTATCTGCACCTTCAAGTATCATGTTTACTACAGCACCGTTTACTGCGCCAACTTTTAATACTGAAAGGTTTAAGTTTTGAACTGAGCTAACTAATGCTGTGTATTGAGTTGCTGAAATGTTTCCTGATTGCTGAGTAAAACTCTTAAGAAATACATCCTTACCAATAAACTCGCCAGCCTCTGCCGCTCTTCTATCTACTTGTGCCATTTTATTCTCCTAAATATATGCAAGTGCTTTGCACTCTATACATATATTTATCAAAAATTAACTATTTTTTAGGAGTAAGTCTATCCTTTGCAGTTCTATAGGCATCAATACCTAAGGCGGCTAACTTGGAAGGAGTTCTACGAAGTACGCCTTTGCTTTTATCATCTGCATCTTGTTTAACTGCGTCGGCACCTTTACTAATTAAATCACTAACTTTTTTAGCAGGGCTACCAAATGCGGCATCCACATCATAAGATTTGTAAGTACCTTGTTTGGCATCAGCTCTGTCCAACTGACTTAATGATGCTGATTTATTGGATGAGAATTTTTTATCCTGTCGTGTACGTATATTACTGGGTTTATCTTTTTCAGCAGTTGAGCCCGAACCCGAACCCGTTCTAAGATGGCCGTGTGTTTGATCAGACCAACCGCCTGCTCCCCTGTTTCTTAATTTTTTATCTTCTAATTCTCTGTACCTATCACGTGCCAATTCAGCGGCGACGTCCCATGGTACATTAGCCTTCTGTAATTCGGCTTGGATAAGATTTGCAAGAACAGTAGATTTTTTATCACCAGCGGCTCGCATTCTATTAAGAATTGGCAAATGCTCAGGCCTTATTGCTTCTGTGATCTCGTAAATCTTCATACTGTTTTCCTAGACCAAAACTTTTCTATTTTAGAAATACTTGGCTTACTACTGTATTTATCAACAACTGGTTTGGGCTTAGGTGCCTGCGTTGGCTTTGCTTTAACAACTGGTCTGTTGATTGCGTCTAGTGATATTAACAATTCACTACCTCTGCCAGTACCTCCTCCCATAACACGTAATTCATTTTGAAAACGTCTAACCAATGCTCTGCGATTTTGATCATTAAGTCTGGGCCAATCTAATACAGAACGTCTCCAAGTTTTATATCTACCGTCTGTGATACCGAGTTGGGATTCTAACCTAAACAAATATGTGGTAAGTTCACTGCCATCTACATAGTCTCTTTGTATTCTACGCAAAAAGTTGATATGCTTATCTTTACTGAATTGCAATCTATCTAAAAACTTTTTACTGTTTATAGGATCTTTGATATTGAAGTTATCGTTATCTGGATGGCATATTTGATATGCTAACAAGTACATATCAGTGGCATGTGTTCTAAACAGTGCATAAGTGCTGTATTGTGCTGTAGCATTTGCATACTGCTTTGCTGTTTTGTTGAAATCTTTATCTAAGTACAGCATAGCCATAATTAAATTGTTTAAGTACATGAGATTAGCAATGTCTTTGCCAGTAAGAGTTGCAAATCGTCTAGTACTTCTAAACAATCTCGATTCGGATAATTCTTGATCTATAAGTTGGAAATCCATATTATGCGCCAGGCTTTCCTGTACCAAAGTTTATTCTACTAAACTCTAATCTATCTACTAACTTCAAGCCGTTGCCCATTCTGTCAATTGCTACAAAACCTTCATCGTTTGTTACACGGAACTCATCACCGTCTTGTGCAAACTTTTGCATGCCACTTAGTGCATTTAATTTTTGCACTATAATAACTTTAGCATGTATAATCTTCAAATACAAATCATATACTGCAACAATTTCTTTAGCATGTTCTTTAATAAATTTAACGCCTGCAATCATTTTTTCTGTTTTAGCGTCTTTGGTTTCTTGTCTTTTAACTTTGTCTATTTCTTTTGTCCAGTAACCAATATATTTTTGCACAAAGCCATTAGCAAAAATTTCAGGTTCGTCAAATGCTCCTGCACGTATTGCATTGTTTACATGTGCTTTTAATTGTGGCAAGAATTGCTCAACTTCATTTTTAGCAGATTCTAACCATGTAAAAGTGCTCTTGTCAATCTGTTTGAGATAATTGTTAGCATCTGTAATAGCACTTAACACTGTAGCACTTTCGTCGTCAGTCATACTCACTGTACCACTAACATCATCTATTGTGGCATCTGCTAACCATACATCATTAGAATTGCCTAAACTTTTTGCATTAAAGCCAAAATTTGCCTGCATGTCATTGATAGTAGGGCCACCAGTGTATTCTGTATGCCATACAATACCCATGTCAGTTGATAAAATTTTATTTGCTAATTCACTGTCTTTGGGAATAGCATACATAATTGTGTTTGGTTTGAATGCAATAAGTTTTTCGCCCTCCCATTCAATTTCTTGAATGTCTTCTTTGCTGTACATAAAGTCACCTTGTACAACTCTGCCATTCCAATTAAGTTTACCAAGTTTTGCTAATGCTAATTTTAATTTTTTATTTAGGCCCTCAGCAGGATGATTGTTATCAATGTCTCTGCCTGTGAAATTCAGTTTTGGTGTTTTAGCAAACACACCTTTTGTACCCACAAAGAATCTATTGCTTTGAGGATCAATACCAGCAATTACAGCAGGAGCACCGTCCCACTTGAGGGTCATATTAAATTTTTGTTTGCTGTTACCTTCTAGCATTTGATGTAAACTGTATAGATAGTCTACTGCTTCTTTGGCACCCGCATATCCTTTGTTGAAGATGTGATCTTCAAGATGTTCCATGTGAGTGTTTTGTTCTGCTTCTGCAAGAAAACTTTCACTGAGTATTTGTGTTATTAGTGGTTTCGAAACTTCAACAAATCTCATGTTGATTTCCTTAAATGCCTGGCATTTCTTGTTGTTGAGGGTCGCTAGGATCTGCTTTTTTAAGAGACAAACCGAGGCCGCCTGCAAGAATACTTGCTACTGCTTGTTTCTGTTGCGGCGATAAGTCTTTTAGATCATTAATTAACTCAGGGTCAACACTTCCTTTTGCTTTAGCAATAGCATCTACAGAATTTTTAGAACCATAATAATTACCATGGTAGTCAGTTGCTTTTTGTGCTATTTTCAAAAACACAGAACCTAAGTACTTGTTTAATAATCTTGGATTATCAAAAACCTTTTCAGGGTCTATTTTTGGCACATCTGGGTACATGCCTTTTGCAATTTTGTCAATGGTGCCTTCTCTAACACCGTTGTCTTTGAGATATTTTCTTATCTTGCTAAAATAATATCCGCCGCCAACTTTAAGATCTTGTGTTTGAACATTGGGATTAAGAACCTCTTGATGGAACCATTGTGTTTTGAGGTCTGCTATTTGTTTATCAACGTTTGCTAACGCATCTTGTTTATCTGCGTCATTGGCATCTGGTGCAGGAAGTCTAAAATTTTGTGATTTTTGTTTTGTTACTAACTGAGCTACACTGTCCTTGAAAGTAATTGAACCTTGATTACCAAACTGTACAGGTTGCCTTGTTTTAACATCTTGTATTACATCATTTGCTGGGTTAGGTAATTTAATACCTTTTTGATTAGCAACTTTAAGCCAATCATCTAACAAAGATTTGCCTAAATCTTTTCCAAGTTTTTTACCTTGTGCGGCCGCTCCGCCTTTGAATAAATCTGTAATAAAATTTTCTGAAACTTCGTTAACTTTCATCGTTATCTCGTTGGCTTTCTTTTATAATTTTTTTAATGCCACGAGAAAATTTCATTGCGTCTCTGCCGCGAATGCTGTTAACCAATCTATTTTGCAAATCTTTTGCTACATCTGCATCATAATATCTATCAATTTGTTCTAATAAATTGATTGCACTCTTAATTACATGCTCGCCACGATTTTCAACCACATGATTTCTATCTCTGTCGACAGAAATTTGGTTTAATTCCTCTAAAATACTTCGTGTTTTACGCACTGTAAATTTCCTCTAAGGTTATGCAAGTATTTATCACTTTTTATTCTTTATAAAGTTCATTAACTCTAGAGATTGCTGTACAGTGTTGTCTGCATTGTCGCTGTCTGCTTTTATACTGTTGCCTCTTTTCAATTGATCTACTAATCCTGCTGTGGTTACTGTGAGTGCATCTTCTTCATCTTCGTTGAGATCTTCAATTTTTAATGTATCAGGATCAAACTTCAAGTCTACTTTACTACCAACACCACTACTTGAACGTGTTTTCATAAACTGTATTTGATATCTACCACGTTCTCGCATAGCATTACTTGTAAAAATACCCACAACGTTATCTGCTGTTTGTATTTTACTAATACCACCTGCAATATGACTGTGATCAAATTCTATTTCTTCTACTGCCGCTCTGTTTAACTGCGATGCAGTTACCATTAACAAGTTACGTTCTGCCGCTAAGTTACGTAATTCTTCTGACACAAACTTGTCTTTGATAAATGTGTTCTCAGCACTTACCTTACCACTGATAGGCATCATTAAGTCTAAGTAGTCAACCAGTAAACAGTCAACTTTTACACCGCTTTGTATTTCATATTCACGTAAGAATGCACGTATGTCATTTGCAGTAATACCACTTGGCATATACTTAACACGAAACTTACCAGCACTTTTGGATTTCATTTTCACTTTTAAGTGTACGTCATCCATGTTCTTCATGATTTCTCTAGCGGCATAACCACTAACCATGCTGTCAAGACGCATACTGATAAGTTGTTCACTGAGTTCTAAACTAATGTAAACAACATTAAGTCCTGCCAAACTCCAATTTACACCAAAGTTTTGCAAGAATAAACTTTTACCTGCGCCGGAGCCTCCTGCGAAAATCGTGATTTCGCCTCTGTTCAGTCCACCGTAAAGTTTTTGATCTATCGCTTTCCACCCCGTTGACACGGCGCCGCTTTGCTGTTTTATCCATTCCAATCTCTCCTTTGGATTCTCAAAGTATTCTAAGCCCAAGTCTTTTACTAGGCCTGTTTGTACGGCATCTTTGATTTTGCTTTCAACTGTGCCATAATCTTGTTTTTCAAGCAAGTCTGTGCTTTCAATGATTGCTTTTTCTAATGCTTTATGTCTACAAAAAGTTTCAAACTCATCCATAAACCAGTTTTGATGATCTGGCGTTATGTTGGGCACAGGTTCAATTGGAACTTTGCTGATTGCGTTTAGTTGTTCTAATGTAGGCAGTGAATTATAATGTTCGCTATGACTCAACAGCAATTCAATTGCTGGTTTATATTTTGTGTTAAAGTGGTCTGGATGCACAATGTTTTGGCATCTTGAAAATAGATCAGGATCACTGATCAAGAACCTTACAAACAGTTCTTGTATTTCTTCGTTATATTCTTTTATATCACTCATCGGGTTTGTGTATCCAGTTTAATAAATCAAGTCTTTTCCAAATACAGTCAGCCATATACTTATAGCCCATTCTGTTTGGAGTAATAAAATCGTGATTGTCAATTAAGTCATGATCAATCAAGTCTTCTTTGTCGGACAGGAAATCATCAGTAGTAATTGCATTGGAAATAATATGTCGCTCAGTTATCCAATTGTATGTAGAAGAAAAACGATGATATAAATCATCCCATGGCAACCTAGACTGATTTGCAGTTACAGTAAGTAATCTCATTTTACGTCTGTTGACCCATTCTTGCATCATAATACAGGATTCAAAAAACTTATTGTTTATATACTTTGCAGAGTAATGTTTGTCTGCTTCTCTAAAATATTCCAATGCATCATCTGCAATTTTTTGAATGTGTGGTGGACAATCTATATGGTAATCTATGTCATCTATAAAAACTTTATCTTGTATGTAATCATACTGTAACCAAAAATTATAATCTGCATTATGCAATTCATTATTACGAGGATGTGACATTTGCCAAATAACAATATGATTTGGAGCATGGTCTTCATTTACAGATTCTAATGATTCTATTACTTTTCTAACAGACCTAGTATTAGATGCTCCTGCTATTGACATATTATGCACAGAAGAATAATATGCTTCGTAGTGTCGTGACCACGTATGTTTGCTAATAATACTTTCAAGACCAGGTCCATGAACTTGTTTACCTATGTATTCTCTTTGGACTCCTTGGGATAATGCATCGCCTACTATTGTTAATGTTGTATGATCTTGTTGGGTATACTTCATAATAATTTACTTTTAACCTGTGCCTTTATTTTGTTTGCTGTAGCATAACTTAGAATACTTTGTAAAGTTCCTAACCGTGTATATTTATTTACTGCATCAGCGGCATCTTTGCAATCATGATGCCACGGTGGAAAACTAACTTCCCAACCCAAAGCAATAGCCTGATCGATTAATTCTTTACCTGCACTATCTCTGTCAGGACACAGTATAACACGTTTGCCTAACTTTTCAATCAAGTGTGCTTGTTCTGGTGTAACACTGTTACCTAATACACTAACACCATCTATCAGTATAGCATCAAATACACCCTCGGTAACAATTACAACATCTCTATCTGTGTCTGCAAACTTATCTATATTAAACACATAACCTTTTTGCATATTGTGTAGATACTTTGGTGTCTCCTTATCTGGTGGATTTATATGTCTAGCAGTCCAACCTACTAATTCATTATTGTAAGTAAATGGAACTACCAATCTCTGCTTGTACAAACTTTCGTTAATGTGTAACAATGGATATATACCCAATAGTCCTCTCTGTTTTGCATACTGTTTTACAGGGTGATTCTCAGGTAAGTGTGATACACTTTCTACAGTTTCAGGTAATTGTACAGCATTAAATTTTGCCATTGAATAAACATAATCTGTTTCTGTTGTTGCAGATAACTCTTCACTATGTTTTAATAATTCTAATTGTACTGCATGTACATCTGCTGAACTTGCACCTAATTTTTCACAGAGATCTTTGTAACGTTTACCCATATGAGGACTTGGTGTCCAGCCAGTAGTATAATTACAATTAAAACAATGATAACTTATTTTAGTACCACTTGTGATAATACCACCTCGTTTCCTTGTGTCACTGCACATAGGACAATCCATGGTAATCCAACCACTAGGAGTTTTGTTAGTTTTAAT